CGGGTATCGAATTAAATTTGATGCCAAACTCCAAGACCCGGTGTGGGAATCCGTAAGTCTTAAAATGAAGAAATATTCTTCCTTCCTAAATATCAACGTATACCATTACAAAACAATTTTAAAGGAGATCGTAATCCATGGTACTTGAAAATTCTGTAGTCATCGAAAATCTTTCTAAGCAAAAAGAAGATATCGAAGCAAAGGTTAATCAGTTCGCTCAACAAAGGTCCGAACTTGACAACGAACTCAATCGCCTTCAAGCAATGTATTCTAAAGTTGTTGGTGCTCTTGAAGTTCTCACACAAATCGAAGAGAGCAAAATTGAAAAAAACTGAAGAAGTAACTGAAGAAGTAACTGAAGAAGTAGCAGCCGAATGAGTTTCTTTGATTCAGAAGTCGTTCAAGCAGAAATGCATGAAATAAGTCAATTACAGGAGGAAGTTTACGAAAGTATCTTTCAATTTCCTTCTATGTCGAATGAAAATAAAATAAGTCATGTTGAAATGCTTGAACGACTTCTTGATAAGCAAAAAATTCTTTATACTCGTTTGAGTTTATCAAGCGATATTGAAGCAAAACGCATGAAGGAAAAGATCGTTGAGTCTGCAACAATGATGGGTATGCCATCTGATATGGATATGAATGTGGTCTTTTCCAACATGACTAATATGCTTCAAAAAATGAAAGATAAAATTGACGATACAGGTTCTGACCTGTAAAATATCTTTGTCAACACAAGCCAAATCCAAACAAATCTAACTAATCCAATGTCTTTTTCTAATCTCAAAAAACAGTCTAGTCTTGGTTCCTTGACCTCCAAACTGGTTAAGGAAGTTGAAAAAATGAATAATTCTTCTGGTGGTTCTGATGATCGTCTTTGGAAACCAGAAGTCGATAAAGCAGGTAATGGATATGCGGTTATCCGCTTTCTTCCTGCACCAAACGGTGAAGAACTACCTTGGGCAAAAATGTATTCACATGCATTCCAAGGTCCTGGTGGATGGTATATTGAAAACTCTCTGACAACTCTGGGTCAGAAAGATCCTCTCGGTGAGTACAATCGAGAGTTGTGGAATAGTGGTAATGAATCTGATAAAGATACTGTTCGTAAGCAGAAGCGTAAACTCTCTTATTACAGCAATATCTACGTTGTTCAGGACAAAGCAAATCCTGAGAATGAAGGAAGAGTATTCCTTTATAAGTATGGCAAGAAGATCTTTGATAAGATTATGGAAGCCATGCAACCCGAGTTTGAGGATGAAACTCCTATCAATCCTTTTGACTTCTGGCAAGGTGCAAACTTTAAACTGAAGATCAAGAAGGTTGCTGGTTATTGGAACTATGATTCTTCTGAGTTTGATAGAACATCACAACTCTTTGAAGATGATGATGCAATGGAAGCAGTGTGGGAGAAGCAGCATTCTCTGGAACAGATCATTGCTGCGGATCAGTTCAAGACCTATGATCAACTTGAGGCTCGTCTGAAGTTGGTTCTTGGTCAGAAGAAGTCTGTTCCTTCTTTTGATGAGAGTTATGAAGATGAGAGTGAGGGTCGCGGATCATTCACTCCCGACTTTGCATCTAAAGTTGCTAATGATCCTATCGCAGGTAAAGTTGATATGGGAGGATCATATGAACCAGTAGAGTCCAAAGACTCTGATGAAGATGATGCTCTGAGTTATTTTCAAAAAAAGAAATCAAAGAGAACAATAAAAGCTACAAAGATCAAAAAAACATAGATAAGACAGCGTA